CGCTCCCCGGGGGACATCCGGGCGTAGTCCCCCGGGGCCCAGCCCTTCACGCGGAAGAGCCAGTACACGAGACCCAGCTCCGGGTCGCTGCCGTCCTCTAGGCGTTTTTTATCTCTTCAATGGTGTTGGCCCGGTAGCCGCACAGCTTCTCCACCGCCCGGCTGAGGTCCTCGATCTCGCCGGGCAAAAGCATGGCCTTGACCGTTTCCGCCGGCGTCGCTCCGCCGAACTTGGCCTGCAGCGCCGGGTCCTTCAGGTTTGGCTCCGTCACCCCGGCCAGCAGGATGTGGACGTTCACGTCGTCCGACAGGCTCTCCTTCAGTTCGGACACCTTCCCGTAGGGCAGGGCCCGCAGCGCGAACACCACGTCCTGCCCGCACAGCTCGCTCAGCCGCTTGACCTTGTAAGACCTGGTCGGGAGCTGCTTCTGCACATTGGGGATCTCCGGCTTCAGCAGCAGCTCCAGGATACTCGGCTTCTCCCCAGCGCCTTCCGCGGGGATCATTGTTGTATGCTCGCTCATATATGGTCCTTTCCCGGGGACGCGAAAAGCCCCCGCTCTGTCAATTGCCGCCCGTCAGGGCGGCTTTTCTCATGCCTCGATGACGTCCAGGAACTCGTAGTCGGTGAAGGTAAAGGGGCACTCCACCTTGCCCACGCTCTTGGCCTCCCAGTCCGCCAGGGTCAGGTCGTCGAAGCTCACGTTGCGCAGCACCACCCGCTCCGCGCCGTAAGCGTCCGGGTCCTTCAGCTTGCTCACGATGGTAAAGCGCACGTCCCGTCCGTTGCGGATGTTCTCCCCGATGGCCTGTGCCATGCGGGAGGTGACCTTGTGCAGCCGGAGGGAGCCGGTGCAGTCGATGCTCGTCACCTTTTTGTCCGAGGCCATCTGCCCGCACAGGGCGATATCCTCCTTGTTGAAACTCGCCTTGGCCTGGAGCCCGTAGCACTCGGACACCTTATCGCCGTCCAGCCACACCTCGCCCCAGGTGCCGGATACCACTCGTTTTGCGCTGTCCATAGTCCATTCCTCCTCAGATCGTGATATTCAGGTTGATGTCCTCGATGGCGTCCAGGATCTGGATGGATGCCTGCAGGAACACCTTGTCCCCGGTGTTGGCCTCCTTGATCTCCTGCTCGCTCAGCTTGGAGGTATCCACGCCGGTGCTCTGGAGGTACGCCTCCTGGGCCGCCGTGTCGATGCCGACGCTGGAGCTGCCCGCCCGCAGGATGCCGGCCTGCTCCAGCGATGTCAGGTAACCCTTGATGGCGGAGATCAGCAGGCACTTGTTGTCATAGCTGTTGGCATACTTGCCGATGTAGGAGTCCTGGGCCGTGGTGCGGATGTCCGTCTGGATCATGTCCATGACTTCCACCAGCTTGATTTTCTTCCAGGCGTCGCCCTTGTCCTGCGTGGTGGTCTGCAGGGAGTTGACGCCCCGGCCCACCTTGACCTTCTCCCCGTCGTGGAAGAGGATGAACTTGCCCGCGTTGATGGCCGCATCCATCTCCGCTCTGGTCAGGCGCCCGATGTCCGACACCTCCGCCAGCGGCGCGTAGGTGCAGGAGATGGTCATGGGCGTCCCGGCGATCAGTCCCGCGATCCGGGCGCAATACTGCGCCGAGGTATACTTGCTGCTCCCCACCAGGATGTCGTCCGTGGTAAAGTTGACGATGGCCTCGCTGTCCGCCGCCTTATTGGGCAGCACCGCCTTGCAGATGGCCGCGTCGTTGGTCCTCCGGCTGGCAATCCAGGTCGCAATGGCCGTTGCCTCCGTCTCGCTGCAATCCGGGGGACCGGCCAGATAATCGAATACCTGGGTGGCCAGCCAGTTCAGGGCGTCGGTCAGCGCCTCTGCTTCCGCCGGCAGCACATAGACCAGCACCTTCCGGGGCGGATTCACGTAACCCAGAAAAGCCTGCTGAACATACGCCTGATTGGCAGCGCCCAGCGTACTCGGGACCTGTGTGACGTTGGTGTAGGCGTGTCCGCCGTTTTCTTTGGCGTCCTTCAGGATCAGGGCCACCACGCCCTTTTCCGAGCGCTGCACGGCGCTGGCCGCCGTGGATTTGAATGCAATGTTGATATTGGGCAGTCCCATATCACGATTCTCCCTTCATATTGACATTTACTTCGCCCATCAGGGGCCAGTCCTCCCCGCCGGGCCGGTCGTCCTGGTATTGGAACGTGACGCTGGCCTCGGCATAGTCGAACTGGCAGTTCCCCTTGTTGGCGATCACGTGGAGGACCCGGTCCTCAACCCGCAGGCCCTCCACGGCAAACAGCTCCTGCACAACGGCCATGCGCTGCATCAGGTCCGGCACGTGGCTGTTGTGGTAGTCGTCCGCCTCCACGAAGGCGGTGACGACCACCGTGACCTTCAGCTCCAGACAGGCGTAGGAGGCGTCCAGCATCTCCACCGGCCCCAGCTCCACCAGAAAGGACGGGCGGTCAAATTCCACCGGGACCCGGTTCATATAGATGGGCGTCTCCGGATACCGCTCCGCCACCAGCTCCTGCACGGCCTGCGTGATCGTCGAAAATGAAAGCACATTACCCCTCCTTCAGTTTTTGCTGTATCTTCTTTACAAAGCGTTCCGCGGCCTGATAAGCAATCCGCTCGGCCCTCTGGCGGGCCCCGGCATAGACGCCCTTCCCGGCAACCCGGTCCGCAGTCAGCTTCTTACCAAGAGCAGGTACATAGCGTCCCTTCTCCTGCTTGTGGCCGCTCTCGATGGCGTTGGTAACGTACCCTACTGCATAGCGTTTTTTTCCATTCTGGGTAAAGGTATTCTTCTTGGGGCGCACCGCCGAGTAACCGCCACCGGAACCCACCGCTGCATCCTGCCATCCAGCCACCTCACCGTTGCCGAAGCAGCTCTGAACGTCATCCAGCACGGCCCGGCCCATCTCTTCGTACATCTCCCGCCGCCACTCCGGGTAGTCGTGCAGCAGGGCATTGAAGTCCGCCGCCAACCGCTCCAAATCGGCCTTGTCCAGGAATATGGTCTGCATCACAGGTCCTTCTTTCGCCAGAGCTCGTACTCATTCTTCGCCGGGTCCAGGGTGTGGGCGACCTGTACCACATGCGGCTCCCCGGCCACCTCCACCAGCCCGCCCCGCGTCAGCTCCACCGCCTTCGGCGTCACCAGCACATAGGTCAGGGTATTGGTCGCCATGGGCTTCTCCTGCTCATAGCGCAGGTATTTTTCGGTCAGAATGCCAGGGAAAAGAGGGCCACCCGTTCCCTGGTGGACATTGCCCCGGCAGGGCACGAGCTCCACCTGGGCGGCGCTCACCTCCAGCCATCCGTGCGTATTCTCCGTGATGGCGGTCAGGAAAAGATGCTGGTTCCGCCAGCGCAGAGCGTTGCACAGCGTGATTGGCTGCTTCCGCAGCACCAAGCTTGCATCCCTGGCGCCGATCCCCACCTTTGAGAAGAGGTTGGTTCGGCCAGTGAGCTCCACCTGGGCCCAGCTCATCCGCACGGAGCGCCAGACCCAGCCACCCTCCACGGCAGCCAGTTCCAGCACCTCCACCCGCTCCCGCAGGTCGCTTGCTCCATGGATCATCCCTGTCACCTCACAGCAGATTGGTCGAATGGGCGCCCAGTATCTGAGCCAGAAGAGGATTCTCCGAGACCGGCGTGCCGGTGATTGCCGTTGTCCGCCGGTCGTACAGGTCGGCGCAGACCGCCAGCACGGCGATGCTCAGATCTTCGTGCGCATCCGCCTCATCCTCTGTCAGCCCGGTATAATCCAGCACATAGCGCCGGGCAGCAAGCAAGACCGGCCAAAGGAGCGGCTCCTGCGTGTCCTCACGCAGGTACTCCGCCACATCGCCAACCGAGATCTCGGAGAATCTCATAACTCACCCCTCCTGTTTATCAGGTTGCCTTCATCACCAGCTTGGCGATCATCTGGGTGTTCTCCACCTTGGAGTCCATCTCTACCCAAGTGATCACGCCAATCGCGTGCTCATCCGCAAACCGCTCCCGCAGGACCTGGATGTTGGCGTTCTCCGAAATCTTTACCGCCAAACCCCTGGGGTCGAGGTAGAAGATCGCGGCCTTGCCCGCGGACATATCGGGCATGTTATCGGAAACATATACGTCGTGGCCGAACAGGCTGTACCCCCACTTCGCGGTGGCGTCCTTGTTCAGCAGGTAGTTGCCGTCTCCGTCCTTCAGCTTGCGAATCGCCTTGCGCGTGGCGCGGCTCATCAGCCAGATGCAGCCGGGCTGGAGCTTGTCGGGGACAGCCTCCTGCAGATCGATCAGTTCATCCGATGTCACCGCAGTGGCGCTAGCAGCGGTCACCGAGGCGGCCACGTCGGACAGTCCGGTGATCTTGCCGGGCGTTCCGCTGATTAGCTGCCCCTCCACCCATTCTGCGACCGCCTCCGCCATCTTGCGGATGACATAGGATACAATGTCAAACTGGCTGTTGTTGACCAGAGAAATGGAGACCTTACACAGGGCGCCGGCCAGGAAGCCGCTCAGAGAGATGCTCGTGAACTTGCCGGAGCTGGACACCAGAGCAGAAAACTCCGTGGCATAGGCCATGGTGATCTTCTGGGTGGCCTCATCATAGCGGGGGATCGTCAGCGTTCCGCCGACGTTGTAATGTGTGGCTCTGGCGTACAGTGGGCTGATCTCCTTGACCGTCTCGATGATCTTGTTGGCAATCGAGCTGGGGATGACAGCCCCGTTGTCGCCGGTCGTCATGTTGACTGCGGCACGGGTCTCCAGGTCGGGGGCAATACCCCGGATGTAGCACTCAAACGCCCGGGTCTCCAGGTCCTCGCGGGTCTTCTGCTCCGTCTGCTTGACGGGCGTCAAGGATTCCAGGCTGCGGGTCTCATCCGCCACCTTCAGCATCTCATCGATGCCCTTTAGTTCAGTCATCAGGCTGTTGTACTTGCCCTGCTCCTCCTCGTTGAAGGCGCGGGTCTCGGTGTTGATGGTGTCCACGAGCTGCTGCAGCTCGCCCAGGATGGCCTCCCGGCGCTCCATGAACCCCTTTTCATTGACAGTGATCTTAGGCATTTGTGCCCCTCCTTTTCATCTTGTAGAACTCTACAGTCGTTGTGACCCGGCGCATCAGACTTTCGCTGTCCGGGTCCCTGGTTTTGCGCTGCGTATCTATGACGGTGGTCTCCTCAACCTGGTAATCCGGGCTGTCCACCGGCATATCTTCCCGATACTCCACCAGCACATCATCATCTTCGCGGGTCTCAATGCTGGTGGCGATATAGGCCGGTGTCTTGTCCAGGACAGATACCTCGCGCAGTTCGATATCATCCAGATAACGCCGTCGCGGGCTCTCTCCCTCCCAGCGCTGCTCTTTTGCCACGAAGCCAAAGGACCAGCCGCGCAATTCCTTGCGCCGGGCCTTTTCCGCCAGTTCCTCGTCCTGCACGATTGCCGAAGCGTGCAGGCCGACGGCGTCCTCCCGCAGTTGGATCGTTCCGTCCTCTGTGCTGCCCAAGGTGCGTCGGTGATTGAACCGCAGCTCCACGGGGGCACCGCGGGCAAGCGCTCTGCCGAAGGTCCCGGGCGTCACCTGCTCGATATAGACCCCCTGCTTGTCGCGCAGCGGCCTGGAGTCCCGCCCGGGCACATTGACATAGCCCTCGATGTGCACGGTGTTGTCCGCTCTTACCTCGATTTTCATGTACTCCCCTCCTTTCCCGAGTAGAATCGGCCTCTGTTGTCTAACTTTGCCAGCTTGTCGGTGTTTGGTGTGTAGCAATCCCCCGTAGCCGGGTCGTAGAGGACCGTATCCAGACTGAGCTTGATGAAATTCAGGCCCAGGGGGCTCATGTCTTCACGGTAACGGATCTCATCCAACTGCATGATGCCGTTCTTGGCCGCGATCTCATAGGCCTGATACCGCTCCAGCATGGACCCCTGGAGAAGCTCATCCGTATCAATGACAAAATACAGGCTCTTCTTCTCTTCCTCCAGCAGACAGAATCGGTTCAGCGCGGACTGCAAGGCGTTCACCACCGGGACAATGCCAAGCGCCGCGCTGGTCCGCCGGTCCTCTGCGGTCGCTCCGCCGTCAAAGAGCTTTGGGGAGAGGCAGAACAGCTTGCAGATCTCCCGTCCGTTGCTCGCCTTGTTCTCGTTGAGCTGGGCGTCCACAGCGGTCTGACCCATTGCCTGAAACTCTACTCCGTCGTTGAGTACCACCAGGGACTCCGGAGATCCGTTGGAAAACATACGCTTTACAGCCGCCTTCAGCTCCTTGAGCGCCTCTTTGGTGAGCCGCTTTGTGGACTTCAGGAACCCCCGGCGCGCCCCGGTTCGGAACAGGTTTCGCTCGTAGGCAAGCGCGTCCATCATGACGGCAATGTGCTCCGGGGAATCGGTCACAACGCCTTTGCCGGTCACCCCGTCCTCGGTATTTCGCAGGATTCGAAGCATCTGCCAGTGCCGGTAATACCGGCCGCCGATCAGAAAATCCGCCGTCTTGAACACCGGGTCCTCGTTCCGGCTGATGCTCACTTGGCTGTTTGCTACATAATAGATGCCGCGGATCTGACTTCCCTCCCAGTCCACATAGCTGTAACCGGCGCCGGGCAGCAGATAATCCCGTACCAACGCTTTTTTCCACTGCACCGCGTCCAGCAGATCTCCGGTCTCGTCGTTGAGCAGCCTCAGCCGGTAGTCATCCGTCAGCTCAGTCACCTTTCCGCCCTCATCCCGGTAAAGCCGGACGGGCAGCCCCGACACCACACCGGAGATCAACTCCACACAGCCGGCGATGGCCGGGATATTCAGTGCATCCCGCACGGTGACGGGCCGGTTGGAAAACGCCGCCGCGAGCTCTGTGCTGAGCGCATTTTCGTCCAGGATGGCCTCCCGCCGTTCAAAAATTCTTTCAAACAATCCCAATCTCTCGCCCCCCTCACAGTTCCTGGGCGCCCCAGTTTTCTTCTTCTCCGAGCAGGACGTCCTGCTGGAGCAGGTACACGGCGTTAATGAGCGCAACCACCATGTCCACCTTTCCGCGCGACTTCTTCTTATTTACGTACAAATTCCGGTTCGTGTCCTCGGTGCACCGGGCGTTTTGGAAGTTGATCTCCAGAAGAGGGTTGTCCACGTACTGGAACCGTCGCTCCAGAATCAGCTCCTTCAGGAGCTTTGTGGCTGGGTGCAGCGTGTCCGAGTGCTGCCGGACCACTACGGTCTCATAACCCGCCCGCTCCCATTTTTGCGCCGAAGACATAGCGTTTGCTCGGTCATAGGCGATCCCCGCCACCTCTACTCCGTACCGCTCCTCCAGATTGAGCGCATAATCCTCTATGACGGCGTAGTCGATGATCTGGTCGCCGCAGCCGATGCACTTTCTGGCGGCCTCCAATTCGCGGTAGTCCACTTTCTCCTCCTGCATCTTCTCCTCGATGCGCCCCTCCGGGAAGAAGGCCATAACTTCAGCCATGACGGTCCCATCCTCCTCTGTCACCATCGCCACCGAGCAGTTGTCCGTTGTGATGGACAAGTCTACCCCGAGCCACACCGTGCGTCCGGACCAGTCGATATGACCCACTCTGCATTTCTGCAGGGCGTCTACCGGCACGTAGGTCTCTGTACCGATGCCGGAATAAATGATGTTGCAGTGCTTGGTAACAAAATTCTCCCGTTTGCTGGGAAAGGCGATGGCCGCTGCGCGCTTCTTCTTCAGATCCTCCATGATCTCTGGGACCTCCAAAGCCAGGGGGTTCCCGTGCTCTAGGATCACGTCGTTGGTCATCCAGTTTTTCTTGTCGTCCGGCTCATAGAGCAGGGCAAAGATGGTCTCATCTCCACCTCCGTCCAGGGCTTGCTTGGCCGCCTCCACCTCGTCCTCAAAGGGATTGTCGATCTTGGGGTACTTGGTGGAGATGATGCATCCCAGTTTATTCAGGATGGTGAGCTGGCCTGAGCGCATGGCCTCCACCGCGTAGTTGCTGGGCAGCGCCCCAACCTCGTCCGCCAGGAATACGTTCGGCAGCTTACCGTCCAGACGGCTGGTGGAGTAATTCAAGGGGAAATACTGGCTTTCCGTGAGCTTGCAGAAGATATCGTCCCTTCGCAGCTTGAATTTATCCTGCAGCGCCGGGGAGCAGGCGATGATCTCACGGATGGCCGTCTGGACCTCTCGGGACAGAGACCCATCCGGGGCGACCGAATAGAATTTGGAGAACTGCGGCTCAAGAAACAGCAGCAGGATGAAGATGACCGCCACCAGAAACGTCTTGCCGTTCTTCCGGCAGATTTCCAGGATGGCCGTCTCATACCGGCGTCGCTCCGGGTTGTCCCGGTAGACCACGCACAGAACCGCGATGATGAACAGCCACTGGAAGCCGCCCAAGCACTCGGAGATGGGCCGGCCTCGCTTCAGTCCCTTCGGCATGACCATGAGCTCCAGCAGTCCGCCAATGAGCTCGACGCGCTTCTGATCCACCTGGTACTTCCGATCCCGTCCGCTGGAGATCTTCAGGAATGCGCGGCACTGCTTGATCACATACTTCGGGGCATGGACCCGCTTTTTAGTCACCGCCTCGGCGTAAATCACACTTTGGTGTCCCTTAAGCACTGGAGACCTTCCCCTTCCCCTGGAGCAGGGTTAGGACGGGGTCTGCCTCCTTCTGCTTTTGGGCCGCTGCCATGCTGCCCAGCTTGGCTCTTGCCTGCGGCGAAAGACTTAGTTCCCGCAGGCCGGTCTTGAGGTCGTCCGCATACTTCGTCTTGGCCGCCATCAGCTCCTTGTCAAAAAGCAAAGCCGTGTTCGCGTTCACGGACCGTTCGATGTGTTCCAGGCGTTCCACCGCAACCGCGAACTGCGTGAGGAGGAACACGTCCACGTTCCCGAGGAGACCGCCCGCCTCCATCTCGCTCACGACATAGCGGAATACCTCGCCCTGTCGGTCGTTGAGCCAGTCTGGCGGATTCAGTTTGTCCGATGCGCCGCGCAGCGCGGATTCCGCCGCCGCTCGGGCGGACTTACGCTCTTTTCCAATTTTGCCGCTGCTCACCGCAGCAGCTTTTGCAGGCCTTCCGCCCATACGAGCACCTCCTCCCGGCTCGAATCCTCATTTCTGGCATTTTGTGCAGAGGGAGGAGGCCTTGTGGTCATACCTCGCCCCTCTCACCTGGTGGGGCTACCCCCGGGGGGATACCCTCGCCAACTCATGGAGATAACTCCGATCGTAACCCCCGCGCTCTGCCTCTTCGTGATGCCGGTCACATACCGTTAGCAAATTTCCGTCCTCCAGCCTCAATTCCCACTGTTCGGCCAGCGGCTCAATATGATGCACCGACAGGCGACCCGGATTATATCGTCTTGGAGCCATCTCGGCATCGCACACCCTGCATCTGTGGCCGTCCCGCTCAAGGATTTCTGCCCGCTTATGTGTCCAAGCGGTAGTCTTTCGGAATCGGTCAATCTTCTCGTTTCGATGCTTGCCGCCACTCGGCTTCTTGGGACATACATAGCCAATCGGGTGCATCCGCCCACAATATTTGCAGCTTCGAAGCATGTCGCCCCCCAATAAAAATACCGTGCAGGAATCCAATCCTACACGGTAATTATCGCATGGCTTTTAGACCTGATTCCCACCACTGGTGGGAGTCCTACAAAAAATTTTGCCGCCCAAGTAAATAATCGATCGGCACCTCAAAATAGTCCGCCAACTTAATCAGCGTCCCAACCGCTGGCTCCTTCTCCCCGCGTTCATACTGGCCGATGATATTTTTACTCAACCCGCACAGTTCCCCAAGGACCTTCCGGCTCATCCTTCGCCGCTCCCGCAACTTCTGGAGCCGCTGTGGAAATTCCTGTTTCATGCTCTTCTCGCTTTCCTCAAATAGAATACCGTTTCAATCGGGCCTTGACCGCCTCCATCATGGCCTCCTGGCCGTTGGCCTTGACCTCCGCAGATCGGCGGGCGTCCTCATCCACCGTACCCTCGGCGATCAGCCATATCACGCTTGTGGTCTCTCGCTGGCCCTGCCTGTAAAGCCGGTCAATAAACTGCTCTATCAGCTCTTGGTCATAGGTGGGGCTAAACCATACGATGATGTGTCCCCCGTCCTGGAGGTTGAGGCCGTGCCCAGCTCCGGCCGGATGGGCCAGCAGCACGGGAATTTCTCCCCGGTTCCACGCCGCTATCGTCTCGCTGTCTTTCAGCTGCACCGCCTGGGGGAAGCGGGCCAGAATACGGTCCCGCTCATGTCGAAAGTTGTAGGCCACAAATACCGGCTCCCCGTTGGCTTCCTCCAGAATGTCCCCCAGTGCGTCCAGCTTGGCGGTGTGCAGCTCGTGGGCCACGTGGTCGTCATCGTACACGGCGCCGCCGGCGATCTGCAGCAGCTTCCCGTTGACGGCGGCCGCGCTGCCGGCGTCGATGACCTCCCCGGCCAGCTCCAGGATGGTCTCCCGCTCCATGCGGTCATACAGTTCCCGCGCCTCCGGGAACAGCGGCACCGGCCTGGTGGTCTCCACCAGCTCCGGCAGCTTCAAATAGTCACGAGCCTGCATACTTACACAGATGTCAGAGATTTTGCTATACACCTCATCCTCCGCCCCCGGCCTGGGGGTCCACTCATAGACCACGTAGCCGTTGCGGCGGCCGGGCGTGAAATATCGGTTTTTGTACTCGGTCATGGCCTTGCCCAGTCGCTCCCCCCGGTCCAGTAGGTAGACCTGCGCCCAGAGGTCCAGCAGGCTACGGGGCCGGGGTGTGCCGGTCAGCTCCCAGATGTATTTTATCAGCGGCCGCACCTTTCGCAGCGCCTTGAAGCGCTGGGCGCTGGGGTTGCGGAAACTGCTGCTTTCGTCCACAATCACCAGGTCAAAGGGCCAGCCCAGGCCGTAGTGCTTCACCAGCCACGGCACATTTTCCCGGTTGATACAGTACACGTCCGCCTCCACGGCCAGGGCCGCCAGGCGCTCCCTGGCGCTACCCAACACCCGGCTGACACGGAGGTGCTGCAGGTGGTCCCACTTGGCGCTCTCGCGGGTCCAGGTATCCTCCGCCACCCGCAGGGGGGCAATCACCAGGACCTTGGACACGGCGAAGTAGTCATACAGCAGCCGCTCCGCCGCCGTCAGGGCCGTCACTGTCTTGCCCATGCCCGGCTTTAGAAAGAGACCGGCGGCCGGCCGCTCCAGCAGGTAGTCAATGCAGTATGTTTGATATTCGTGGGGGTCAAACTTCACGCCCCGGCCACCTCCCTCATCATGTCATCAACGGCAGTTTTGCTATCCGGCACAAAGACTATGAAGCCCAGCGTCCGGAGCCGGTCATGGACGTACCGCTGGCGGGGCCGGGGCTTCTCGCCCAGGTTCTTGGTCTCCGCGAAGTACACCCGCGCCCCCGGCATGAGAATGAGCCGGTCCGGCACGCCGGTCCAGCCGGGGCACACCAATTTCAGGGCCAAGCCGCCGGCCGCCTTCACTCTCTTGCGCAGGTACGCCTCAACTGTCTTTTCCATGTTCGCCTCCAAATTCCCAAACGCTTGGGATTTTAGCCTCCGGTCTTTTCCAGCGGGGTTGCCAGCGCTCTGATAGCACAGCACTCTTTTTCTGGGACCCATAAGGCGCAGCCTAATTTTTTACAAGGGGTCTGCGCATGGCCTTCATTTTGCAAGCTCATAAAAGGGCAAAGTACAGGTTTATATTCAGACATTCTAAAAACTCCTTTTTATCGTGCTTGTTGCCGTGTTGCCGATGTTGACTTCTCTCGCGCGTAATATGCGTATAGGCGTTTCGCGTGCCATATGTGCGCCTAATCTATACTTTTTTATGTTTTTATAAAGTATCGGCAACATCGGCAACAAGCGTATTCAAAGCCTTGCGGTTAAAGCCTTTTTTCTGTTGCCGTTATCGGCAACACGACGGCAACACGGCAACATTACGGCGTTGCCGTCTCGTCACCATCGGCAACACGGATAAAGCCTCTTTGAACGTTGTAGGGCCCGAAACGGGTTTTCTCTGTGAGCTCTTTCCATCCTGGCAGTTGGCGCATGATTGTCCGCAGTTCGTTGGTATCCTGGCGCTTCATAAGGGCGTTGTCTTTTCTAAAGCACTCCCACCATATTTCTGAAATACACACCTTTTTCCGGCGCAGGGTTCCCGCTTCCCGGATTTCTGGGCT